GAATACCTATTATCTATATTATACTGTAGGAAAGGGGTTTTTTAATGGCTACGGAAGCAGATTTAATTCAAAAATTCAAGGACTTAGATATACCAGTTGGCGCTGATTTTGAAGAGCTGATTCATGAAGCTTTTATTGGAGCTAACTTGGCGGATAAAGTAGAGGGTTATGACTCTCGTATAGCTACGGTAGAGAATGATTTATCTACAACGAAGGATTCTATACAAGCAAATACAGATGCTATAGGAAAGAATACTGGTAATATAACTACTAATAAAACAAATATTGCTAGTAATACTACAGATATTGCAAATCTTAAAGCAAATAAGGTAAATACAGAAGATCTTCCAAATAAGAAAGCAAGTACTTTAGCAGACACAGCACTACCTGCGGACTTTACTACTATATCTCGTAAAGGGGTACAGTTAGTTGATGATAATCAATTAGCCAGTGCTGTTAGTACAGGAGTATCAGAAGGATTAACTGGGGTTATGTATGAAAAGGAGTTTGAATATCATGACACCGCAGAAGAAGCACAAACAGCCGCAGGGAATGACAACTATTTTCACTATTCACAAGATTAAGAGGGGATATATTTGGGAATTTATAAGAAAAATCCTAATGGAGACAACAAGGAAATAACATCTATTTATAAGAAAAACCCCAAAACAGGACAAGTTGCAGAAGTTACTTCTATTTATAAGTCAGGAAAGCTTATTTATTCTGTAACTCGCCCATTATGGGAAAATGCTTCTTTTCAATATATTGCAAATGGTCCCCAATTAAGTAAGGACAAAAGTCTATTAACCTACAATTTTAATGTAGATGCTAATGGTGTGGGTTTTGTTAGTGGAATTGATACTATTGATACCATTACGGGTGAACCCCAAATGTTCGTCCCAAATTTAGGATATCTTATAGGGAACCGTTATATGACCGATGATAAAACAACTATATATGCTATAGATACTAATAGAAATTTATTAAAAATGGTTGGTAGTAACTTAACAAGTACTGCTTCGGAAAGCACTGTATTACCTTTAGACAATGTATATGTAACTGGATGGAAAGAACTATTTAATAATACAAGTAAGGCGGCAGTAACCGTTAATAACTCTCCTCTTCTATATTCATTTCAGAAAACTGATGGAACTACCGAGATAGGTGTTGCTAATTTAGATGGGTTTTCTGATAAGGGTGCTTTTCCTAGTATGTCTAGCTATTTAGGAACATTAGGAAATCTATTATTCGTTCCTGTTGACAAGTTCAAAATATTTAAGGATGAAAATGATTATGGTAAGTATGGGAGTGCTTATGGAGATATACTAGCATTCGTTGGAGCAAATTCTAACTATAGTAGTAATAAAGGAAACTGGGGAACTCTTTTACGTATATCAAAAGCGGGTTATGCCGTTTCATCTAGTCTGGTTCCAGTAGATACTACCGTGGATGTTTCCTTTAATTCAACAATCTCTTCTAATACCGGATATATTAATAGTGGTATGATTTCCCCTTTGGGATACTATGAAGATCCTACTAATTCTAGTATAAAGCATGTAGAAATGGTTGGACCATACCAAGCATGGTCTAATCCTTTTTCGAGCAAAATGTATGATGTTAGAGATAATAATATTATTATTATAGATGGGCTTTTTGACTCCACAAATAATTTATGGGCACTAGGAAACTTGGTAAGCCTAGATAATAGCATTGCTAGTTCAAATCCTAACAGCAATATAACCCATATTAAGCAAGAAATAGGCAAAGTGAATTCTATAGCAGAAGATGTGGATAACTATGATAAAGAACTTAAAATAGGAACTAGTTTAGCTACATCTTCTGAGAACGAAATGGTTTCTTACTCTAATAATTCTCAAACAAAAGTAAATACGTATGCTTATCATAAGCCGATATCTGGTAATATATATGCCTCTATTCAAGATGGAGACGTAAATAACGTCAAAAGATTCTCTGTTAACGGAAGCAATTCAAATTACTGGAATCAAGATACCGTCACTGTTGGTGTATTTAAATCTAATGGAGACATAGATACCTCTGGGGATTATAATATAAGTGACTTTATAAATGTTCCCGGTAGATCAAATACTCTTAGAATCGAATTAAAAACTAGCCAAAGTCATTCATATGAAATAGGATATGCTTTATATGATTCTAATAACAATATTATAGGTTCACCAGAGTTTACTAACCCAGATAAGTTAGATGATTCCCCGGGGTCTATTATTGGTTATAGAACAGATGTAGATTTACCTAAATCCTGTGCAAAAGTAAGGGTATCTTTCCTTCCAGTAAGTGATGTTACTACTTTATATCCGGTAGTTTCTTTTGATGGCAATGTTATATATACTACGGGGAAAGGGTATTCTGTTAATAGTATGATTAAGAGTGGTCATCAACTCACTATGACGATTAATAATAATGATAATGGATGGGGCAAGACAATAACTAACGGATCTAGGTTTACTCTAGCTAGTACATTAGACGAAAATGGGAATATTTATTCAGCCAGAACAGATGGAGCTTCTCCATATTACTATTTCCGAGGATATAATAGCCGGGATGGGAATACTAATCAGGTTTCTTCTAGTTACGCCGCAGGGGCTACGGGTGACTCTACAAAGCTCCCTTGGCGAAATACTATGGTATGGGATAAGTATAATGGAAGAACTGTATTTGTTAAGGATACCGTTAACTATTTGTTCCTAGGTGCTCCGTACATTTCTGGATCATCACTAGCAACATTTAGCGTTAGTGGATATTATTATAATTATAATAATGCGGGGTATTCATTAAATCCGGGATTTCTTATAAATGATGTAGGATATATAACTATGCCAAATGCTTACTATTTGAAGCAAGCAGGAACAGGAGGAAATGCTACAACGCCAATTTCTTCCGCTCCAACAACTACAACGCTTAATAGTATTTCTCAATACAATTATGTAAATTCTTCTGTAATTTGGAGTTATACACTAACTAACTTCAATGGATCTATACAAGGGATTATATATAACAAAACATATGATGGAGATGTTGTTTGGGATTCTAATGGCAGGATTGCTATGATTAGTGATTCAGGGGGTAAGCTTATTTTTCAAACAGATCCTATATTCCCAATTCATGACAATAATATACCTGCTAGTCCTTTATATCCACAAAACTGTTGTGTTTTACCAAATGGTAATATTATATCTGTTAAAGTTGATTATTCTGTAGCTACCTCTGCTACTGTTTATATATATTTAATTAATGGTAGTAATGGGGAAGTTATTTCTTCCACAACTACTTCCGTTACGGACAATGGCACTACAAATGTAGTAGAAAATCGCGTTCTTATTTCTAATAGTGGAGATACTACAGTTATAACAACCAATAATACTTCAATAAAAGTTACTATTAACAGCGATAATACTATAGTAACGGCACTTTGGAACAATTTAATACCTGCTTCTTACAACGGAACAGCTAGCGATATAAATGTAAAAGTAACTAGTTTGTCTTCAAATGATACTGCAATATTTGCAGGAACAGATAACGGAATGGTATTTAGATATGATTTATCCAGTTTTGGTTTTAGCTGGGTATCCAGAGGATTCACTAATTTGTCATCTAACGCAATTGTTACAGCATATGATAATTTTGTGTATGCCACCGGAACAAGTACCAGTGCTAACGTGGGAACGTATAAGATTTTAATGAATGGCAATCTATATGAATCTAGTATAAAAGCTATGAAGGTTTAGGAGGATTTTAATGGCAAAGATAGATGAAGATGCTATAGCAAACTTAAAAGCACTATTTCAAGATAGCGAGAAAGCATTAGGCTCAAATTTTTCTCAACTAATAGACTTCTTTAATGATAATAAAGTTACAGATAATGGGGATGGAACCTTCTCCGTTGGAAATACTGTTATAAATGTTAATGATATTGTTCAAGAGGCAGAAGTTCGGAGTATTATAAGCTCTCAGTTAAGTTCTAGTCCAGATATAGTAACTAAGGATCAGTTAGCTACTAAGGCGGATGATAGTAAAGTAGTTCACTTAGATGACTTACTTGGTGGTAGAAACTACTTAACCAATACAACTAAGCCAACTATGAGTAATCCGATCCAGTTTTTTGGGGAAGTAGCCAGTATCGCTGGGAATGCTGATTACTCTGCTGGAGGAGTTAAATTGACTACTGCGACTTCAGGAGAGACGTACTACCGTTTCAACGGGACCAATAGAAGAATGCCATTACAGGCAGGGCAAACATATACCCTTAGTTATACTATGTCTGGAACTGCTGGTATATACTTGGCTACTCGTATTCTTTATGCAGAGGATACCGTTCCTACATGGGAAGGTTTACCAATTTCTTACCACGCATGTACAACTAAATCCATGAATTATAAGGATACCTTTACCGTTCCAGATACTGCATTGTCATTGATTGTTTCTGTTCAGATATATGCGGATACTAGCAAAAACAGCGACAATACTGGCACAAATTACGTTGAATTTTCAAATATAATGCTGGAAAAAGGTGAAGTACAGCATGACTGGGTTCCTGCATTGGAAGACTTAGGAACCAGCGGGGATGGTGATAGTAATGTAGATCCAAGTGTAATGATTAAGAAAACACTAACGGCAGATGATGACGTATTAACATTAGACCCCGGGACTTACTATACGTGGGGATTTAAGCCTAAAAACTTTCCAGCGTTAGTATCATCATGGTCTACGGTCGTAGTAAAAGCGGTAGACAATCAACCAATAGATGGGAAAAATGTAACGATTACTGATACCAATGCTTCTCAACTAGTTAATACCTATTCAGGAAGTGATTCAACGGGTAAGTGGTCTGGTTGGCGAGTACCTAATTCAACCACAATGGCATCTAAATCAGATGTTACAACCGCCGTTAGTGCGGCTACCGCAAACATGGTTGACTCTACTAAAGCCACAAACTTCACGGCCGGATTGCAGTCAGGAGGTGTCGATGTCGCAACCGCGGCTGATATCAAAAGCGTTAAAGACAGCGCTTGGTATCAATTAGAACTACCTGATACTCAATATGCTTCCGGCATGCAATTAGTATATAAGAAGGGCAAGACAACCCCAGCTATTTCTGGAGGAGCCACCTATGATATAGTTGACTTTTATCTTAATGGAACTTTGAACCCAGTTCCTGCAACGGGTGACAGTTCTTTAGTAATTACTAAGGTCCCACTATTTGATATAAGTAGTATTCTATCAGGAATAACCGCAGTTGACGGAGAATATAAAATAACTAATTATGCGGCAATAGACACTATATTTTACGGTCAAACAGCAATTGGTGGTAGTAGAACGCAAATACCTTTAAGGTCTATGGAATTACGAGTAGATAACAATGTGATTTCCTTATATTGCCCAAATTACACATATGTTTCTACTTCATATACCTCGGGTAATAGTACTTTCTTAGTAGGAAATAATCAAAGCAATTCTGGTACTGCTTTTGTAACTACACAACCAAGTACTGCTCCAGTAGATCCAACTACTCCATAATAAGTATCTTTAAAAGAGGATAAAACCTCTTTTTTTATTTTATGCTTAATAATCCTTGACAAATATTATAATAGGTATTATGATGTGAATATATTAAAGGAGGAAGAAAAATATGAAAAAGAGCTATTTATTAACAGGAATTGCATTAAGTTTACTTGTTGCTGGAGGAGCCTCAGTATATGAATCTCCCGTTTCCTCTAATATTGTTGCTAAAGCGGATGATACACAAAAGAGTGGTAATTTACTTGGTGCGGATTCTGGAACAGGTGTGGCTGGTAATGCCCTATCAAATATTAATAACTATCCAGAATCTAATTCTGGACATGTTTACTCTCGGAATATGAAAACAATGGTATTCCATTTAGATTTAAAAGATGGATTTAATCAAGGTGGAACTATTACCTTATCACCAGACTACTCAAATAATAAAGGATCAGACGTCCCCTTAATTTTAAGCGATGCTTATTTGTATAATAAGAAGGACGGGTCTTTCCGGCAAATTATGCAAGATGAAAATATTAAGTATTCTGATTTTAATTTGAAGAAAGTTGGTAAAAGTTATACATTAGATGTTCCTGCCGATGAGAATATTAGTGATTATTCCCTCGTATTTACAATTAAACCTTTAAACTCTTTTGAAGCAGGAGATAATGAATATCAACATCCATCTTATGGTGTTAATGTGGAAGCAAAATCTACTGATGGAAAAGTTGACGGATCTGATTATACTTCAAGCAATGGAGGATGGGGTGTCCTTTGGGGACAGTATAATACAGGGGATATTAATAACGTGCTTATTAATAAGCATACAGATACTGTTCAACAAGGTGATTCCTATGACTTGGCTAGTCAAGTGACAAACACAAAGGATTATGATAGTTCTAGCTGGGTTGTTCGAGATAGTGATGGTAATAAAATTGATACTAATAATATTGGGTCATTACCATTAGGTGATTATTACGCGACTTTCTATGGTAAAAAGGGAGAAGAATGGGCATGGGATACTGTTAAAGTAACAGTAGTTAAGCCAACTCCTAAGCCAACTCCTACACCAACGCCAAATCCTTCCCCAGAAGAAACAGGTATGGTAACAATTAAGTACATGGATATTTATGGTAATAAACTATCAGCGGACAAAGTTTTGTCCGGTAAAGTTGGGGACTCCTTCTCTACTACTTCTAAGAATATCTCTGGGTATTCTTTAACTAAAACAGTCGGCATTGAAAATGGAGTTTATTCAAAAGATAATCAGACTGTATCTTATCTTTATACAAAGGAAGGAACAGATAAGGTAAAGAAGGGCCAAGCAGTATATGCCATTAACAAAATTGGTTTATATTCATCAGTAAACTTTTCTAAGAGCAACCGAAAAGTTTGGTATTATAAAGAATCTCGAACAAATCGACCGATGTTTGTAGTAACGGGATATAAAACTAATTTCAAAGGCATCCTTCGGTATCAAGTTAAAGATGTTAATCATGGATCAAAAACTTCCGGATTAACTGGTTATGTCACTGCTAATAACAAATATGTAGTGCCGGCATATTATTCAAGTTTACCAAAGAGCCGAAAAGTAGCTGTTATTAATAAGACGGGTATTAACTCTTATAAAAACTTCAACTTATCAGGTAAGGTAAGCCATTATAAGAAAGGTACTGTATTAAAAGTAGTTAAGACTAAGAAGCATAATCTAACTACTCGATATGTACTATCAGATGGTAGTTATATTACGGCTAATAAGAAGCTGATTAAAATTAAGTAATTTTTGAAAGAGGATTGACAGTCCTCTTTTTTTGTTATATACTTTAGTAAAAGGAGATGCAAATTATGGAATTAGAATATCATAATTATCGAATTACGACTGACGCTTATAATTATATTGTCAGCAAAAAGATTTTTAGTAAAAAAGCTAATGAGTATATATTTCAGTCTGCAAGTAATCGCTATTTTAATACTTTAGCCCAAGCTATTCAATACATGGCTAAGGATACGTTAAAGGATAAAGAGGATATTACCTCAATTGAAGAATTAGCTACAGAAGTAAATAATATTGATACTGAGTTTGAAAACTTATATAATCATATCAAGGAGGAAGAAAATGATTAGCAATAAAATTTATTTTGAATCGGATAATGATAAGGCTGTTTTGCCAGAAAGAGCAACAAAGTATTCTGCGGGTTATGATTTCTATTCTACAGAAGATAAAGTAATTCCACCAATGTTAGGGTTAGATAACTTTAAGAACTTTTTAGCATCCTTATCTCAAAAAGAATTTAATGATATTGGGCCAGAACTAACTAGTTTAAGCTCTAAGTTAACCGAGAAAGGGATCAACCTTTCTATGTTATATCTAGTATCAAAAGAAGAAATTGATAAGGTTGTCCCAAAGGATTCTGTATTGTCTGGGTATATTAGCCGCTATTATGATGTATTAAGCAAGGCGGTTTCCCCTGTACTTGTTGATACTGGTATTAAGGTTAATATGCCAGAAGATATGACACTAATTATGTATAACCGATCAAGCAACCCTTCCAAAAAGGGGCTTGTTCTAGCTAATGGTTCTGGAGTTGTTGATGCAGACTATCCGGGAACTATTAAATTCCCTTGGTATAATATTTCAACATTTCCTTATGTTATTCACGCTGGGGATAAGTTAGGCCAAGGTATTTTCCAAAAATATTACCTTACAAAAGATGACTCTGCGGATGGTGATAGAACCGGTGGATTTGGAAGTACTGATTAGTTATTGACAATTATATGAATACTTGTTATTATAGTAATTAAGGAGATGTTAGTAATGGAAAAAGAAGAAGCGCTAAAAGAATTCTCTAAGATTAATTATTTTAATCAATTGTTTGGTGGAAAAGGACTTAACTTTATTATGAGTGATATTCCTTTATCATTCGATGAGTATAAAGAAGCCTATTATAAGCATGTAAATAAGCAAGAATTAAGCTTAGATGA